ATGTTCATGACCATATTAGAAAATTAACATTATCAATTTTTGGAGTGACACTTAATTCAGACTTGAGTGAAAGTGAATACAACCTAGCAGCAAAAATTTATAGAGATATCAAAAACTATTATTTATATATCTATGAAAAGAGAGTTTCAGAATTAACTATCGATGATTTCGAATGAAGGAGGAACTACAAATGAAACTACTAAGAAGGCTATTCAATAAAAAACACGAAAACTTAATTGACGTGTGGCATGGAAATCAATGGTTAAAAGTGAAAGAAAGCAAATTAAAAAAATATAAAGTGGTCTCGGATAGAGAAGGTAAGAAATATCTAATTAAATAAGCGCACTTAATTAGTGCAAGTAATCAAGTGCGCTATTGCCTTACAATCCTAAATCTTTTCTGCTTTTTTCTTCTTCTTGTAATCCCAATAACACAGAAGAGTAAATGCTGAAATAGTCACGAGCAACGCTATCTTTAGCGAATGCAATTACGTCATCACCGACTTCTTGCCATTCGTTATGAATCTTATGTCTATCTAGAGCTCTAGGTAATAGCGAGATTGTAATATCGTGAGCAATTTTCTCTAAATCCATAAATTTCACCTCCTTCCACTGGGAGATAACTAAATTATATAACAAAACAACTTAAAGGAGGAACGACAAATGCAAGCTCAAAACAAAAAAGTCATCTATTACTACTATGACGAAGAAGGTAATAGGCGACCATTAGATATTCAAATTAATGACGGATATGAACTGATGGTCCGATCTCATTTCATCAACAACACCATTGAAGAAATACCATACGTAAATAATAACTTATATGCCTTGGTTGATGGTTATGAATTTAAGTTAGATTGAATTTTTGAGAAAGATATTGAAAAGCTAATTTCCCCATAAGATTAAGAGACATACTGGATGTTTTGTTAACGACTCTTTTAACTTCGTTCCAAGTTTTATTGTCTCTAATATTATCGAGAAATTCATGGCCAGACCAAGTGATGTCATCAATAATCCAAGAAACGACCCTGCCTTCGATGAATTTCAGATCGCAACAAATAAATTTAGCTTCTTCTAATTTTAAAAGTGAGTACATTACTGTTTCAAAATCATATTTATCAAAAATAATATTATCGTTGAAATTATGTCGAGTAAGTGGTTCACCTATTTTCTTATTAGATTCTATTTCTAAGAGCAAGAGTCTAACGCAATCGTGATTAAGTTTCATCCTATCACCTCCATAACAGGAGTATAGCAGAAAGGATCATAAACATCTTAAAAGGAGGAATAACAAATGAACATTCAAGAAGCAACTAAGATAGCTACAAAAAATCTTGTCTCTATGACACGGAAAGATTGGAAAGAAAGTCATCGAACTAAGATATTACCAACAAATGATAGTTTTTTACAATGCATCATTTCAAATAGCGATGGGACAAACCTTATCAGATATTGGCAACCTTCAGCCGATGACCTCATGGCAAATGATTGGGAAGTTATAAACCCAACTAGAGACCAGGAATTATTGAAGCAATTTTAGAAATGCTATCAATGATACTTTTTAAATTGTTTTTAAACTCATTTTCAAAGTAAACAACAGTCTTGTCTGAAATTGTTACATGATAAATAGTGTTACTAGCATACACGCCGTTTAGGAACCCAGAGTTTTTAAGTTTATTTAAATCGTATTTTACATCTTCGAAATGTAGTTTTTGAAAATACTTTGTATGTATATCTTTAGCACTTCCAAAATTATTGCAGGTTAATTTAACCGAACCTAACTTTACACATTCTAAATAATCTTTGTAGAGTACGGACAAGATATATTGTTGGTCTTTAGTAAGTGTATCAAATTCATCAGATATCAAGGGCATGTTATCACCTCCTTAGGTTGATAACAACATTATACACGAAAGGAGCATAAACAAATGAACACAAGATCAGAAGGATTGCGTATAGGCGTCCCACAAGTTTCTAGCAAAGCTGATGCTTCTTCATCCTATTTAACGGAAAAGGAACGTAACTTAGGAGCGGAAATATTAGAGCTTATTAAAAAAAGTGATTACAGCTACTTAGAAATAAACAAAGTTTTCTATGCATTAGATAGAGAACTTCAATACAGGGCGAATAATAACAAACTTTAACATTTATCTAAAGGAGTGATAGAGATGCCAAAAATCATAATACCACCAACACTAGAAAACACATATCGAGGCGAAGAAAAATTTGTGAAAAAGTTATACGCAACACCTACACAAATCCATCAATTGTTTGGAGTATGTAGAAGTACAGTATACAACTGGTTGAAATATTACCGTGAAGATAATTTAGGTGTAGAAAATTTATACATTGATTATTCAGCAACGGGAACATTGATTAATATTTCTAAATTAGAAGAGTATTTGATCAGAAAGCATAAAAAATGGTATTAGGAGGATTATCAAATGAGCGACACATATAAAAGCTACCTATTAGCAGTACTGTGCTTCACAGTCTTAGCGATTGTGCTTATGCCGTTTCTATACTTCACTACAGCATGGTCAATTGCGGGATTCGCAAGTATCGCAACATTCATATTTTATAAGGAATACTTTTATGAAGAATAAAGAAACTGCTACTTGTTGGAGCAAGTAACAGTGCAAGATGAGCAATTGTTTTAAATAATTATATAAGGAGTTATTAATATGACCTTACAACAAAAAATACTATCACATTTTGCAACATATGACAATTTCAATTCTGATGATGTTGTTGAAACTTTTGGGATATCTAAAACACATGCAAAATCCACTCTTTCAAAACTTAAGAAAAAAGGAAAGATTGAAATGGAAAGTTGGGGTATCTGGCGTGTTATTGAATCGCAATTGCATTTAAGTGTAGTCGAACGTAAAAAAGAAATTTTAGAAGAACAATTTGAATTGTTAGCAAGATTAAATGAACAAAGTGATGACCCTAGAGAAATAGAAGAACGTATCAAGTTAATGATTCGTCTAGCTAACCAATTTTAAGGAGGAGTTAATCAATGGCAATATTAGAAGATATTTTTGAAGAATTAAAACTATTAAATAAGAATTTACGTGTGTTAAACACTGAACTATCAACTGTAGATTCATCAATTGTACAAGAGAAAGTTAAAGAAGCACCAATGCCAAAAGAAGAAACAGCTCAACTGGAATCAATTGAAGAAGTTAAGGAAACTTCTGCTGATTTGACTAAAGATTATGTTTTATCAGTAGGAAAAGAGTTCCTTAAAAAAGCAGACACTTCTGATAAGAAAGAATTTAGAAATAAACTTAACGAACTTGGCGCGGATAAGCTATCTACTATCAAAGAAGAGTATTATGAAAAAATTGTTGATTTTATGAAGGCGAGAATCAATGCATGAAGCTAGATCACTCAAATAGAGCTCATGCAAAGCTTAGTGCAAGTGGAGCAAAACAATGGCTAAACTGTCCACCGAGTATTAAGGCAAGTGAAGGTATTGCAGATAAAAGTTCAGTTTTTGCTGAAGAAGGTACATTCGCTCATGAGTTAAGTGAGTTATATTTCAGTCTTAAATATGAAGGCCTAACACAGTTTGAGTTTAATAAAGCTTTTCAAAATTATAAGCGAAATCAATATTACAGTGAAGAGTTGCGCGAATATGTTGAAGAGTACGTAGCTAATGTAGAAGAAAAATATAACGAAGCTTTGAGTAGAGATGACGATGTAATAGCTTTATTTGAAACAAAATTGGATTTAGGTAAATACGTCCCTGAATCTTTTGGTACTGGTGATGTCATTATATTTTCAGGTGGTGTACTTGAAATTATTGACCTTAAATACGGTAAAGGCATTGAAGTTTCAGCTATAGATAATCCTCAACTTAGATTATATGGCTTGGGCGCATATGAACTGCTTAGTTTAATGTATGACATTCATACAGTTCGCATGACTATCATACAACCACGAATAGATAACTTTTCTACTGAAGAGTTACCAATATCAAGATTACTTCAATGGGGAACCGATTTTGTTAAACCATTAGCCAGACTTGCTTATAACGGTGAAGGTGAGTTTAAAGCAGGTAGTCATTGTAGATTCTGTAAGATAAAGCATTCATGTAGAACACGTGCAGAATACATGCAAAATGTGCCTCAAAAGCCACCACATTTGTTAAGTGATGAAGAGATTGCAGAACTTTTATATAAACTGCCTGATATCAAAAAATGGGCTGATGAAGTAGAACATTATGCGTTAGATCAAGCGAAAGAAAATGATAAAAACTATCCTGGGTGGAAGCTTGTAGAAGGTCGTTCACGAAGAATGATAACTGATACAAAAGCAATGCTTGAAAAGTTAGTTGAAGCGGGTTATAAACCTGAAGATATTACAGAAACCAAGTTACTTAGCATTACGAATTTAGAAAAATTAATTGGTAAAAAAGCATTTTCTAAAATTACAGAGGGTTTTATAGAAAAGCCGCAAGGTAAATTAACACTTGCTACCGAGTCGGATAAACGACCAGCTATAAAGCAATCTGCTGAAGATGATTTTGACAAACTATAAAAATTTAAAAGGACGGTATATAAACATGAAAGCAAAAGTATTAAATAAAACTAAAGTGATTACAGGAAAAGTAAGAGCATCATATGCACATATTTTTGAACCTCACAGTATGCAAGAAGGGCAAGAATCAAAGTATTCAATCAGTTTAATCATTCCTAAATCAGATACAAGTACGATAAAAGCCATTGAACAAGCTATAGAAGCTGCTAAAGAAGAAGGAAAAGTTAGTAAGTTTGGAGGCAAAGTTCCTGCAAATCTGAAACTTCCATTACGTGATGGAGATACTGAAAGAGAAGATGATGTCAATTATCAAGACGCTTATTTTATTAACGCATCAAGCAAACAAGCACCTGGTATTATTGACCAAAACAAAATTAGATTAACGGATTCTGGAACTGTTGTAAGTGGTGATTATATTAGAGCTTCAATTAATCTATTTCCTTTCAACACAAATGGTAATAAGGGTATCGCAGTTGGATTGAACAACATTCAACTTGTAGAAAAAGGCGAACCTCTTGGCGGTGCAAGTGCAGCAGAAGATGATTTCGATGAATTAGACACTGATGATGAGGATTTCTTATAAGTCAATAGGTGGGGTTTTAGCCCCACTTTAATTTTAAAGAAATTGAGGTGTCAAGAATTTGAGATTTATGAATATAGATATTGAAACATATAGCAGTAATGATATTTCGAAATGTGGTGCCTATAAATACACAGAAGCTGAAGATTTCGAAATTTTAATTATAGCTTATTCAATAGATGGTGGAGCGATTAGTGCGATTGACATGACTAAAGTAGATAATGAGCCTTTCCACGCTGATTTTGAGACGTTTAAAATTGCTCTTTTTGATCCTGCTGTAAAAAAGTATGCATTCAATGCTAATTTCGAAAGAACTTGTCTTGCTAAACATTTTAATAAACAGATGCCACCTGAAGAATGGATTTGCACAATGGTTAATTCAATGCGTATTGGCTTACCTGCTTCGCTTGATAAAGTTGGAGAAGTTTTAAGACTACAAAACCAAAAAGATAAAGCAGGTAAAAATTTAATTCGTTATTTCTCTATACCTTGTAAACCAACAAAAGTTAATGGAGGAAGAACAAGAAACTTGCCTGAACATGATCTTGAAAAATGGCAACAATTTATAGATTACTGTATTCGAGATGTAGAAGTAGAAATGACGATTGCTCATAAAATTAAAGACTTTCCAGTAACTGCAATTGAACAAGCATATTGGGTTTTTGACCAACATATAAACGACAGAGGTATTAAGCTTTCTAAATCATTGATGTTAGGAGCTAATGTGCTCGATAAGCAGAGTAAAGAAGAATTGCTTAATCAAGCTAAACATATAACAGGTTTAGAAAATCCTAATAGTCCTACACAATTATTGGCTTGGTTAAAGGATGACCAAGGATTAGATATACCTAATTTACAAAAGAAAACGGTTCAGGAGTACTTAAAAGAAGCAACAGGAAAAGCTAAAAAAATGCTAGAAATTAGATTGCAAATGTCTAAAACCAGTGTGAAAAAATACAACAAAATGCATGACATGATGTGCAGTGATGAACGGGTAAGAGGTCTGTTTCAATTTTACGGTGCCGGTACTGGAAGATGGGCAGGTAGAGGTGTACAACTTCAGAATTTAACAAAGCATTATATTTCAGATACTGAATTAGAAATAGCAAGAGATCTTATTAAAGAACAACGTTTTGACGATTTAGATTTATTACTCAATGTTCATCCTCAAGACTTATTAAGTCAATTAGTTAGGACGACATTTACTGCTGAAGAAGGTAATGAACTAGCAGTAAGTGATTTTTCTGCAATAGAGGCAAGAGTCATAGCATGGTATGCAAAAGAACAATGGCGTTTAGATGTGTTCAACACACACGGAAAGATATATGAAGCATCGGCTTCTCAAATGTTTAATGTCCCGGTAGAAAGCATAACTAAAGGCGACCCTCTCAGACAAAAGGGAAAAGTGTCCGAATTAGCTTTAGGTTATCAAGGTGGCGCTGGAGCTTTAAAAGCGATGGGTGCATTGGAAATGGGCATTGAAGAAAATGAATTACAAGGTTTAGTTGATAGTTGGCGTAACGCAAATCCTAACATAGTTAATTTTTGGAAGGCTTGCCAAGAGGCTGCAATTAATACTGTGAAATCCCGAAAGACGCATCATACGCATGGACTTAGATTTTATATGAAAAAAGGTTTTCTAATGATTGAACTGCCTAGTGGAAGAGCTTTAGCTTATCCAAAAGCTTCAGTTGGTGAAAATAGTTGGGGTAGTCAAGTTGTTGAATTTATGGGCTTAGATCTTAACCGTAAATGGTCAAAGTTAAAAACGTATGGTGGGAAGTTAGTCGAGAATATTGTTCAAGCAACTGCAAGGGATTTACTTGCGATTTCTATAGCTAGGCTTGAAGCATCAGGTTTTAAAATAGTTGGACATGTCCATGATGAAGTAATTGTAGAAATACCTAGAGGTTCAAATGGACTTAAGGAAATCGAAACTATCATGAATAAGCCTGTCGATTGGGCAAAAGGATTGAATTTGAATAGTGACGGATTTACTTCTCCGTTTTATATGAAGGATTAGGAGTGTGATTGAATGCAACATCAAGCTTATATCAATGCTTCTGTTGACATTAGAATTCCTACAGAAGTCGAAAGTGTTAATTACAATCAGATTGATAAAGAAAAAGAGAATTTGGCGGACTATTTATTTAATAATCCAGGTGAACTATTAAAATATAACGTTATAAATATCAAGGTTTTAGATTTAGAGGTGGAATGATGGCTAGAAGAAAAGTTATAAGAGTGCGTATCAAAGGAAAACTAATGACATTGAGAGAAGTTTCAGAAAAATATCATATATCTCCAGAACTTCTTAGATACAGATACAAACATAAAATGCGCGGCGATGAATTATTGTGTGGAAGAAAAGACTCAAAATCTAAAGATGAAGTTGAATATATGAAGAGTCAAATAAAAGATGAAGAAAAAGAGAGAGAAAAAATCAGAAAAAAAGCGATTTTGAACCTATACCAACGAAATGTGAGAGCGGAATATGAAGAAGAAAGAAAGAGAAGATTGAGACCATGGCTTTATGATGGAACGCCTCAAAAACATTCACGTGATCCGTACTGGTTCGATGTCACTTATAACCAAATGTTCAAGAAATGGAGTGAAGCATAATGAGTGTAATCAGTAACAGAAAAGTAGATATGAATGAAATACAAGACAATGTTAAGCAACCAGCGCACTACACATACGGCGACATTGAAATTATAGATTTTATCGAACAGGTTACGGCGCAGTATCCACCACAATTAGCATTTGCAATAGGTAATGCAATCAAATATCTATCTAGAGCACCGTTGAAAAACGGACACGAGGATTTAGCAAAGGCGAAGTTTTATGTCCAAAGAGCTTTTGACTTGTGGGAGCAATGACTATGACAGATAACGCACGCAAAGAATACTTAAACCAATTTTTCGGATCTAAGAGATATCTGTATCAGGATAACGAACGAGTGGCACATATTCATGTAGTAAACGGCACTTATTACTTTCATGGGCATATCGTACCAGGTTGGCAAGGCGTGAAAAAGACATTTGATACAGCTGAAGAGCTTGAAACATATATAAAGCAACAGGATTTGGAATATGAGGAACAGAAGCAACTAACTTTATTTTAGAGGAGATATAAACAATAAAATTTTATGGAGGAAGACACTAATGAATAACCGCGAACAAATTGAACAATCAGTGATCAGTGCTAGTGCGTATAACGGTAATGACACAGAGGGATTACTAAAAGAGATTGAGGACGTATATAAGAAAGCGCAAGCGTTTGATGAAATACTTGAGGGTTTACCTAATGCTATGCAAGATGCACTCAAAGAAGATATTTATCTTGATGAAGCAGTAGGGATTATGACGAGTCAAGTTGTCTATAAATATGAGGAGGAGCAGGAAAATGACTAACACATTAACAATTGATCAGTTACAAGAGTTATTACAAATACAAAAGGAGTTTGACGATAGAATTCCAACACTTAATTTACAAGATAGTAAGGTTGCGTATGTTGTTGAATTCTTTGAATGGTTTAATACATTGGAAACGTTTAAAAACTGGAAAAAGAAACCAGGTAAGCCATTAGATGTGCAGTTAGATGAGTTAGCAGACATGTTGGCGTTTGGATTGAGTATTGCGAATCAACAATCAGACGATATGGAAGAAATTTTGGATTATGTAGAAGATGGCATTTTTACCGATTGTATAGATAGTGTTGAAATTGATTTTAATGACAGTGATATAGTTGATGAATTTATGTCAGATATAGACGAATTATACAACGGTTGGTTTAGTATTAATTTATTCTTACCATTCGCTATTGCAATCCAATACTACACTATCGACAAACTCATCTCAGCTTATAAAAAGAAAATGGAGCGAAATCATGCAAGACAAGATGGAACAGCAGACACAGAAAAAGGTTACGTGTAAAGACATCTTAGATCGAGTCAAGGAGGTTTTGGGGAAGTGACACAATATTTAGTCACAACATTCAAAGATTCAACAGGACGTAAACATACGCACATAACTAAAGTTAAGAGTAATCAAAGGTTTACAGTTGTTGAGGCAGAGAGTAAAGAAGAAGCGAAAGAGAAATATGAGGCACGGAACAAACCAGTTGATGGAGCGACCAACTTAAACGATATCAAATCAAATATTGGTATCTTTCACGTTGAAAAAGTCGAACCAAACGAGGGTATGGTGGATATTAATATTGAGACAATGAAACCATTCGAGGAGGCAGATGATGATTAACATACCTAAAATGAAATTCCCGAAAAAGTACACTGAAATAATCAAAAAATATAAAAATAAAACACCTGAAGAAAAAGCTAAGATTGAAGATGATTTCATTAAAGAAATTAATGATAAAGACAGTGAATTTTACAGTCCTATGATGGCTAATATGAATGAACATGAATTAAGGGCTATGTTAAGAATGATGCCTAGTTTAATTGATACTGGAGATGACAATGATGATTAAACAAATACTAAGACTATTATTCTTACTAGCAATGTATGAGTTAGGTAAGTATGTAACGGAGCAAGTATATATTATGATGACGGCTAATGATGATGTAGAGGCGCCGAGTGACTTCGCAAAGTTGAGCGATCAGTCTGATTTGATGAGGGCGGAGGTGTCAGAGTAGATGATGTGGTTAGTCATAGCAATTATATTACTAGTCATCTTATTGTTTGGTGTGATGTTGCAAGCTGAACAGTTAAAAGGCGATGTGAAAGTTAAAGAGCGGTAGATAGAGATATTAAGAAGTAGATTGAGACATTTTGAAGATTAAACATATTTGTACGGAGGGTATTCATGACTAAAAAGAAATACGGATTAAAATTATCAACAGTTCGGAAATTAGAAGACGAGTTGTGCGATTATCCTAATTATCATAAACAACTTGAAGATTTAAGAAGTGAAATAATGACACCGTGGATTCCAACAGATACAAATATAGGCGGGGAGTTTGTACCATCTAATACATCAAAAACAGAAATGGCAGTAACTAATTATCTTTGTAGTATACGAAGAGGTAAAATTCTTGAGTTTAAGAGTGCGATTGAACGTATAATCAACACATCAAGTAGGAAAGAACGCGAATTCATTCAAGAGTATTATTTTAATAAAAAGACTTTGATTGCGGTTTGTTATGACATACACATCTCTGAAAGTACAGCGCATAGAATCAAGAAGAAAATAGTGTCTAAACTAGCCGAAGAATTAGGAGAATACTAAATTTGACAGTAAAATGACAGTTTTTGACACCTATAACGAGATATTATGATAGTGTAGGATATTGACTATCTTACTGCGTTTCCCTTATCGCAATTAGGAATAAAGGATCTATGTGGGTTGGCTGATTATAGCCAATCCCTTTTTTAATTTTAAAAAGCGTATAGCGCGAGAGTTGGTGGTAAATGAAATGAACAAATTAACTAAAAAGCAACGTTTGTTTGCAGAAGTATATACAATACCTGGTACTGAATGTTATGGCAATGCTACTAAGTCAGCTGTGCATGCCGGATATAGCGAAAAGACGGCGTACTCACAAGGACAGCGTATGTTGAAGAATGTTGAAATTCAGAATTATATCAAGGAGGTTGAAACAAAACTCTTTGACGAGAATATTATGTCAGGTAAAGAAGTGTTGTATAGGCTAACTAGAACAGCTAGAGGAGAACACACGGAAGTTGAAGCTGTCGTAACAAAAACTGGAGACTATAAAGAGAATCCGGATACTGGCAAAATGCAATTAGTATACGATGAACACATACAACTTGTTACTAAGTCACCTAAAATAAGTGACCAAAACAAAGCCTTAGAGATGTTAGGTAGACATCACAAATTATTTACAGACAAACAAGAAGTCGACCACAAAATACCGATGTTTGTTGATAATATTCCGGAAGATGATTAGTCATGTATGAAATACTTGATCTAAAAAATAAAATCGGTGGTGGCTACAATAAGTTTTGGCACAACAAAAACTTTTACCGTGTTGTTAAAGGTTCAAGGGGTAGCAAGAAAAGTAAAACTACCGCTATTAATCTCATTTATCGAATAATGAAATATGATTGGGCAAATATACTTGTAGTCAGAAGATTTAGCAACACTAACAAACAATCAACGTATACAGATTTAAAGTGGGCAACTAACCAATTAGGCGTTGCTCACTTATTTAAATTCAACGAAAGTTTGCCGGAAATAACGTATAAACCTACTGGACAAAAAATACTGTTTAGAGGTTTAGACGACCCATTGAAAATAACATCGATTACTGTTGATACAGGCATTTTGTGTTGGGCTTGGTTTGAAGAGGCTTATCAAATAGAAACATTCGCTAAGTTTAGCACTGTTGTTGAGTCAATACGTGGTAGCTACGATAGTCCGGAATTTTTCAAGCAAATCACAGTCACTTTTAACCCGTGGTCGGAAAGACATTGGTTGAAGCCTACATTTTTTGATGAAGAAACAAAATTAAACAATACTTTTTCAGATACAACAACTTATAGAGTTAATGAATGGCTAGATAAAGTCGATATTGAACGATATGAAGATTTGTATATAAAGAATCCTAGACGTGCAAGAATCGTTTGTGATGGAGATTGGGGTGTTGCAGAGGGGCTTGTATTCGATAATTTTAAAGTGGAAGACTTTGATTGGTTTGAGGAGTTTAAAAGAACGCAAGAAATAACTCACGGAATGGATTTTGGATTTAGTCAAGACCCTACAACAGTTGTTAGTACGGTTGTAGATTTAAAAAACAAAAAGTTATTCATCTATGATGAACACTATAAAAAAGCGATGTTAACTGATGATATAAAACAAATGCTTATTAAAAAAGGATTAGGTGATGTAGATATTGCAGCTGATTATGGGGCTGGTGGAGATAGAGTGATCAGTGAATTGAAATCTAAAGGGATTAAAGGTATAAGAAAAGCGTTGAAAGGCGCTAATACTATTTTACCAGGCATTCAATTCATTCAAGGCTTTGAAGTTATTATACACCCATCATGTGAACACGCTATTGAAGAGTTCAACACTTATACATTTGACCAAGATAATGATGGTAAGTGGTTGAACAAGCCTATAGATGCTAATAACCATATTATCGATGCATTGCGTTATAGTCTTGAGAAATATCATATCGTACGTAAAAAACGTAAAAAGAATATAGAAAGCAAAACAAAAGTAATTAAATCTCTAGGATTATAGGAGGGAACAAATGTTAAAGGCAAACGAATTTGAAACGGATACTGATTTACGAGAAAACAGAAATTACTTGTTTAACGATGAAGCTAATGTTGTTTACACATATGACGGGACAGAGTCTGATTTATTACAAAACATTAATGAAGTAAGTAAATACATTGAACATCACATGGATTACCAACGACCTAGATTAAAAGTGTTAAGTGATTATTACGAAGGTAAAACTAAGAATCTGGTTGAGTTAACACGACGCAAAGAAGAGTACATGGCAGATAACCGTGTAGCGCATGATTACGCATCTTATATTAGCGATTTTATTAACGGTTATTTCTTAGGTAATCCGATTCAATGTCAAGATGATGATAAAGATGTATTAGAAGCTATTGAGGCGTTCAATGATTTAAATGATGTTGAGTCACACAATAGATCTTTAGGATTAGATTTGTCAATTTATGGCAAAGCTTATGAGTTAATGATTAGAAACCAAGATGATGAAACGCGTTTATACAAGAGTGATGCAATGAGTACTTTTGTCATATACGACAATACAATTGAACGTAATAGTATCGCAGG